CTTACCGTTTTCTCTACACTCTTTTGTGCTCCTTTCTCCATGATCTTGGATTTGTATCCATCAGGATCAGATAACAACCACAGTGCTTCTGAAATTAGTGTATAGTTTGGTTCAACAAACTGATACTTTTCAAGCAAGTGACCTAACAAGTTTGTATTTCTACCACTTACAGAAGGATAGTTTGGTTGAACTAAACCGTTGTATAGCATAGACTGAGTCTTTCTATCAACTTTTAAATCACCCAAAGCACCATCTTTAAGGGTATTATATACGTTCTCCATGTATTGTTGAGAAGCTTGTTCTTGTTGTCTTTTACGCATTTCTTGTTCTTGCAATTTCTGTGCAACAACCTTTTCTTGCATTTTGTCCAACTTTGGTTTGAACTTAGCGGCTTGTTGTTCAAGCTTTCCTAAGTCTTTCCAAACTTCAATCTCCTCTGCAATCTCTTCTGCTGTTCCGTATCCTGTAGCTTGAAGGTAATCTCTGATAATAATTTCTTGATCTCTTTCAGATTTAACATCAAGCGTTTTCTTTGTTTCCGCTTGAGCTAAAGTTGAAAATAGACCTTTCAGATCTGTACCTCCATCAGCCACGTAACGTGCAGCAATCTGGAGTTCTTGTGGTAAACTTTCAAAGAACTGTTTGGGTGTCTCTCTTCTAACCTGATGAGCTCTCTCTTCTAAGTTAGCTTCAATGAGTTCTTCCCAGTCTTTTGCTGAATATTCTTCCAGCGGTTTATCATCATCAAAAGGAACAATCTTGTCTTCTTTAATAAGCTTGTTAAATACATCGCTTATTCCAGAAATCTTTTTTCTTCCTCTTGTTTCTTTTTTCTCATCCTCTTCATCTTCATCCTCGTCAAGTGCTTTAAAAACATCTTCTGCACTTTCCTTGGTTTCAGACTTTTTATTTTCTGTTGACTCCTCAACATCTTTAACATCTTCAGAATCTTTAGAATCTTCTAAATCTTCTGAATCTTCTGAATCTTTTGGTTCTGTAAAAGAGAAGTCCGCATCTACTGTTGGTTTGCTAAATACAGATTTAGGTTTACTTTCTTCTGGGACTGTTACGCTATCTGCACCAGCTGCACCATCAAAAAGAGAATCTAAATCAATATCTACTTGAGCTACTTTGCTCTCTACTGTTTTAGTTTCTGTTGCCATAATATCGTTGGTTTTGTAATTACTAATAGTTACATATACAATATAAAAAAATTTTTGCTATTAAACTTACAAAATGCAACTAATGTTTTTGATTTTGTGCAGTATATAGCTATCTATATTTTTTCTTTATGTAAATATATTTAGAAGGTTTATTTTTTATCTTCTTTCTTAGACTTAGAACCTTGAACATCATACTTGTTCTTATTCTCTCTTGCAATTTGAAGTTGTTTATCCGCAACCTCTCTTTGAGCTGCTAATTTTTCTCTTTCAATTTGCATTTTAGAATTCTCCATAGAGTTCTTTATAGAAGCCTGCTCTCTCTTAAAGCTAAAGTCTTCTCTTCTCTCATTGGTTCTTCTCATTTCCTTCATTGCATCTTGATAGTCTGATACTTTGTTTTCATTAATATCAACCATAGCTCCATATCCTGCAGCTCTAATTTCTGCAACCTGAAGATCTTTTTGTCTTTCTTTCTCAGATTCTGCTGCGTCAAATTGCATTTTCATTTGCTGCTCTTGAGCTTTAGCTTGAAGCTGTTGTTCTTGCATTTCTCTTTGCTGCTGCATTTCTTGTTCTCTTAATTGCAGTTGTTTGCTTTCTGCATCTTTTAAGATATCAGAAACTTCAGCAATAGAATCAGCTTTAATGATATTACCAAGATCATAGATGCTTGCGCCTGAAGTATTATTTTGAATTGCCAATTGTTTTAATTGGTCAAGAATTGCTCTATGATTTGTTTTAGTTGTAGCAAATACGTTAAAATCCCTTAGTAGAAGATCAGTACCGTTAATTTGGAAGTTTACTTTTTCTGCAGCAGATGATATATAAGATAATCTTACACTAGGATTTGTACTATAATAAAACTGCGCAAGATCAGTACGCATCTGATGTACTCTTGGCATTAAATGATCTGAGTGTTGCGTAAAGTAAATTTCAGTTTGTGCATAAGACTGATTTAAAGCCTGTGTAACACCTGTTGCCGTTTCATTACCCATTGGTGCTCCTAGTCTCTGCGGATTAACACCAATAGCATCAAAAGCTTGTTGTTTAAAATAATTAGCTAACTGAATGCGTGACATTAATCTATTAGTTTGCTCCATGTTTAGAGTCTGATAATGATTAAAGTTTGTTGCATTCTCTGTGTTTGTAATGGATGTGTCCAAAGGAAGCATTTGGAAATCTTTCATTGCTACAAAAGCTTTAGCATAATTTCCTCTACCCCAATCTTCACCCATAGAATGTCTAGGTAATGCGTTTTGATCAAACATAATTACAGTACCTAGTTCATCTACTAGAATATCTGCAATCTGATTATTAACCATGTTGTATCCAACCTGATACGCTTTCATTAGATCAACAAGAGATGTAGATCTAGTATTGCGGTCAGAGAATACGCGTCCTTCTACAGGAAGCTTGCAACCATACAAAGAGTTATCACCTTTAAATTGGAAAGGAATCTTTCCTGGTTTTTCTCTATTAATACCTAAATAAATAGGATTAATATTATTGCTTGCGTCTGATTTCCAAAATGCAGGTAAGTTTGGTCCAATCTTAACACCACCCCATACTTCATTAATCCAAATCCAATCAATATGCTCACCTTGAACTAGATTGTTTTTAGTTTTATTTTTAAAGATGGTTGTGTCATAAATTGGTTTTTCTGTAACCTTAAAGGTTTCATCAATGATCTCCTGAATTACCTCCCCTTCTTCTGTTATTTTAGTAAGGTGTCCAACTTTCCGTTGAGTTTTCCAATAAACTGTGGTGACTCTCATTAAGGACCCTTCCCCCCAATTAGGTAAATCATCTCCCTCGTTCAGAATAGAACTGATGATATCACCCCCATATTCAGGAGAACTGTTCCAATTACTTACAAATTGTCTATAAGCCAAGCTTGGTGAACCTGTGTTCCATTCATGAGACTTTGTAGGATCATAGTATGCGCCATCATTTTGATAACCGGATACCTGATATCTACCTGATTTAGCAGGATAGATCTCCTGTAAAGACTCTAATTGCTTTTCATTCATGAGATATCCATACTTATCAACTACATCAGCAACGGTCATTAGATCCATTTTACCCGCATAATTAGATTGGGATATATATCTGGCATCTGGTGACTTTTGATAGAATGTAAGTACAGGATTCCAAAGCTCTAACTCATAGTCATCCTCAAGCATTCTAAAATGCCAGAACTCTCTGTCTGTAATAAGCATATCTCTAAATGCACGCTCTTCTAGTTCTTGCATTTTAAAACGTTCTTCATCAACATTCAATTGATGAGAAGCCCATTCTTCTACCAGTGATCTATAATCTTTACTGAAGAAGTCTTGAATTTCAGGAAGGGTTTTAATATTTTCAGGTGCTAGCTGTTGTTGGAATTGCTCATCATTAGGATCAGCACCCATCTCAATCATCTTGAGCATTAGTTTATTTGAAGCATCTCTTAATAGATTCTCTTCAATCATCATTCTTTTTTGCTCTAGCATTTCATTGTAAGACAAATCATCTACAGCTCTAAACTGAACTTTTGAAAATCTTTTAGAGAATTCTCCAGATAGTACGTTTACAACATTTGGAATAATGGGGTAAAATTTAAGTTCTAAGGCTGACTCATCCTCCTTAGTAAGAACATCTACAAGATCTTTATACTCATTGTCTTCTTCTACAATGTAGTCGCTCTTATCAATAATTCCTTTTGCAAGCTTGTAGTTTTTTAAAAGCTTTCTAGAATTTTGTCTAAGGAATTGCATACCCTGCAATTCCAGCCAGTCCAAATTCCAAGCAGCCCAGTTTTCATCTTTCTTTTTAGCAGGAAGAAACTGCAAAGGCTGGGTAAGGCTTGACGTGGTTGGGTACCCGCTATCAGCTTTGGCACCGTTCTTTAATTGCATTGCATTGAATACCTTCATATTTATCTAATATTTTTAAATGCAGATCTTTTTATTTTATGACCTCCAAGAGTAGTTTTACCACGTCCTAAATTTTTAAACGGACTATACTTTAATTTATACAAATTTTTTGAATTATCCAAAGAATTGTCTGATTCTGACTCTCTTCTTTTCAAATATCCTCTATTTGACTCTTGAATCTTTGAAAAAGCCACTAATGCTGAAAAAGCTACCAATCTATCCACGTTAAGTCCAGGATAATATGCAAGCATTTCTTTAAGTAACATTGGATCCGGTATTCTTTCAATACCCAGAGTTGTATTTAAAACATTTCCATCTTGATCTGTCTCCACGTCAATCTCTTCTCTTAAGAATTCAATTGCATAAGAAATAAGGTGGCTTTTAAACAACGTACCTGTATTCTTCCACCCATATTCTTGATACACAGTTCTGTTACTTCCTAGGTCTTTTAAGAAAAGAATTTGCTGTTTAGGAACCAGATACTTTTGTTTTTTCTTAGCAATCATATGCTGTATAAAAAGAGATATGTTGTTCTCCACAAGAGTCCAAGCATTATACCATTCTATAATTAATTCCAGTTGCTCATGTGTTTTATTAATATCATCATATCTACCACACCAAGCAGCTACAATTTTAGCAGGTTCAATAAAATGCTCAAGACCGTTTTGAGTTTCCCTAGTTATCTCTACAGAATTCTTGTAAACAAAAATACTACATAAAGAATCTGATGTAGTTGTTTTACCTTCAGATACGGGGTCAATGGATGCATAATAAGCACCAAACTCTGGATTAGATATAGGTCTTTCCCAAACAACCAAACAACCCGTTTTATCTTGAGCTTTCTTGTTTACAGGAAACTCTGAGATAGGTAACTTGTTTGATCTTTTAGCCATAATTCCATCTTGAACTCTTTCAAGTTCTATATGCTCATATGCATAATCTTTATCCTCAATCTTTTTAAGCTGTTTAGATATAATACCTTGAGGAAATACTGATTCTTTTCTATAAGCAAAAGCTTCTGCAATATTGGTTGGTTTCTGAGAAATACGCAGTTGATATTGCTCAGGGTTTAGATCAGCCTTCCACTTTACTCTTTCTAATCTAATTGCTTCTAATGCATCTTCTATAAGTGAATTACCATACTTGTCAATGTGAGGAGGCATAGACCACTGTTCTGGTATAAAGAGGCCTGCTAATCCAATAGTGCCGTCTGCATCCATCAGATTAGTTTCTACAGCATATATATCATTTGAGGTAGGATTTAATATCATTTCCTTTAATGGTTCACACTGATCAAGATCACCCACAGAACCAGCGGCTATAAACATACCTGTAGTTACCATACCAGAAGACATTGCAGGACGCAAATACTCATATGTCTGCATCATCTTGGGGGCAATACCAGCCTCTTCATGAAAGAAGTAAGTTGTTGGACCACCTACACCAGTTGTTGCATTCTTTTCAAAAGAAGCACCTTGTATCTTAGATTTAAGACCTCTGGACGTTTTTCTATTACCAACTTTAACTTCAATCTGCTGTTGCCATAGCAATACTTTCTCTGGGTTACTTGGTCTATACCAGGCCGTGTGCTCATTTAAAAATGTCTTGTATTCATCAAGAAACTTCCAAGAACCTTTATCATTGATATAGTCTTTTAATGATGCACCAATCTTACACGTACTACCTTCTTCAAACCAGTATGTGTTAATGATCTTACCCATATGAAAGTAAGAAGATGCAATCTGACGTTTCTTTAGAATAGCAGAGTGTTTATGATTAAGTTCTGCTAGTAATTCATAAAGAGCCATGTGATATTGAGCATCACGTACTTTAGCAAAACCATATTTCTTTTCTTCCTTGTCATAGATAGGAAGAAAGTTTAACCACATGTAATAATCACGGGTTAAATACCAAGTATGGGAACCATCTTTATAGATAGCTCCCACACGGCATTTATTTTTTTGATCATCCCAATAATCTATAAAATCTCTAGATCTAAAAGGTGCACCGCAGTAAAACCCTTCCTTATTAAAATGAATTGCTTCTTTGTTAAATAAAAAGCTTGTTTCATTAAAATTATATAGACCGGGTTCTTTAAATATAGATAGTATAAACTCAGAAAAATCTTGCCTTGTTTCAAAGTTTGTTACAGTCCATTGACCACCTTCATATGTTGGGATTTCTATAAACACTATTCAATGCTTTCAATTATAGCAAAAACATCTCCAGCATTTATAAGTAAATGTTTTTCACCATCATGTTTCATTTCTGTTGGAACACAGTAATCTGCATATTGAATAAAATCTCCAGATTTAATCTCTTCAACTTCAGCACCTACAGCTACAACATATCCCTGATATACTTTTTCTAAAGCTGTATCTGGGATAATAATATTAGTACCAGGTATAGTTCTTTCTGCTTCTTTAGCCTTTATTAGAACCTTTTTTCCTACGGGGACTATTTTTGTTTTCATTCTTTTCTTTATTTGGTTTTATATCAATGGGTTCATCCCAATAACAGAAGACCCAGTTTTCTTTTTTGTTTGTCATTACATTTGATCATAAGCTAAACCTGCACCACCACGAACTTGGCTTTCTTGTTCCTCCTTCATATCACTAAAGGCTCCTTTATAAGAATTCCTAATTTGTTCAAACTTGGCTGCAGCATTTACAAGTGAATTAATATTACCATCACGTCCATGCTCAATTTGAGTTGTTTCCATATATCTGGCCAATCTATCAAGCATTGACTTAATACCCACATATGCTCTATAGGTTGGTGTTTCATAGAGTTTTCTACACATGTCCAATGAGTATCTTATTTTAGAATCTTCAGTTGATTCTTCTAAACCAACCTGTTCTACTATAATATCTTCTTTCTCATGTTCTGGTAAATTAAAGAATGGATTTAAATCAGGATTAGGACAAGACATATAAAACAAATACTGATACACACTCATGTATGTATCAGGATATTCTTCCATTAAGTCTTTTAAAAATTCTAAAGTATAACAGTGTTCTGTTGGAATCACTTTGCCATTTTGAACATCAAATAGTCTTACTATCATTTTTCATTATCTTTAAACCACATTATAAGACTATCAACTTCATCTTTTAAATATGGGAGATTATACATTGTAATATCTTCAATTACAGGCTCCCCGTTTACATGTTCATTAATTGGATACCCGTTCTTATCTGTTCCAACTTGTTTAAATTTTACATGTTGAATTGTAAGCTTACCTATCTTCAGTTTAGGGTTATGCTTTTTAATAATATACGCATAAATACTGAGTTGTAGGTTATAATGATTCAAATTACAATCATCAAGATGACTAACAGGATTGTACATTTTTGATGTAATACCCTCCCAATTTGTAAAACCTTTCTCTTTAATTTCTTTGTTTGTTTTGTAATCTGTAATGTTAATATGACCGTTTACAATCTCAACCAAATCAGCTTGTCCGCAAAGCCCAACAGACTTTAGATAGACAAGATGCTCTGGATATACACCTTCCCCTAGCTTTTGATTTGGTGCTAATTTTATACCATTATCATTTACTAAAGGTTTAATTATAGGTAGTTCCACACCATCACGTTCAATGGTTTTGAAATCAAGCATATCTGCTTCTCTTTGGTTATGATACCAATTACCTAATCCAATAGCGCGTTCTGTCTCCCCATCCCATGCGGCAAGTATTTCTTTTTCAGTCATACCATACCATTTAGAACGTTTATTTTTAGCAGACTTTTTAGCCTGTGCCTTAGCATTAAACTTAGGTTTAAACATTCCAATAAAGGAGGTTACACTAGTCCAGTTTATTTGATCCTGGTCTACACTTTCATATACATGTCCATCTTCTTTAAATATAATAGCCATAGTTATTGTTATTTATCATTTGTAGTATTGGTAAACCAAATACCCATAGCTTCTAAATCTTTAAGATTATAACTAGGTTTTTCATTGGTTATCCTATACGCAATGGCATCTGCTTCTGCTCTAAGCAAAACAACAGCTGCTTCTTCTGTGATCATTCTATATTTTAGAAGATCTTTTACAATTTCAGATACAGTCATAAGTCTAATTTATTTTCTTGTTCTTCAGTTAACCAAGCACTCCATTTACCTAATGGGCATTCTGAAGATAATGATCTTGTTTTAAAGTCTAAACTGCAACCACATTCAGCACAACATGGTTGCGTTCCGGGAGCCAAACAGTTAACTCCCTCAGTATCAAGCTGTTCACATTTTTGACATATTTCAAATCTTCCAGCAGCAATCACCTCAATCTCTTTTTTCTTAAAAATTGAATTAAGAACACCAGCTGTAATCTTATCAGCGTTCTTAAATGCAGTCATTAGATTTTTAAGTTTCATTTATTCTTCTTTCTAAAGTTTGTTTTTTCTTGCTTTTCAATATCTATCATCTCTTTCATATTTTCAAGAGCTTCTAGTTTCTCCTTTATACCCACATGTTTTTCATATCCGTGATATGTAGTTTTTGCCAGGTTTCCAAGAATGCTTTTTGTTTTCTTTATTTCTTTATCCAGTATTTTTTGTCTAATATTAAAAGTACCCAAACCGGTTATGTTTATACTAGGGTAAGTTAAATTAGATAAGTTTTTTCTAAGCTTTGCATAATAAAAATTTACAAAGTCATCAACTACATCAGGGTGTACTCCAACCTCTTCTGCAATACCTTCTTTAAAATCTTTATGACTCTTGGGATTCAATGCCTAAAATTTTATAGTCCAGTAGTACATTACCTGTTGTCTGAACATTCATACTCTTATTAAGGTAAATCTTCTTTCTATTCTTGCCATCTTTAACAACAAGATCTTTTTTACTTGCCTTTGTAATTGCGTTACGTGCTGACTGAGGACTTTTAAAAATCCCCAGATCAGTCACGTGAAGGCAGAAAAAAGTAAGCTCAACCTCTCCTATTTTTGCAAGCTCGGCTAAACATTTTAAATCTGAATTGCTTATTTGCAAATTATTGAAGAAGCAGTATGTAACAATTTGATACTGGATTGTTGTATCCAGATCTACTTTTGCTTTTTGATCTACTTTATTTACTATTGCCATATTATAAACTTAATAGCATATCTATCAAGTCAGGATGCGGGTAACAATCAAACTTATCTCTTCTAACATTAGTATGCGTTAGAAGACCTTTAACTTTACCATAGTATGCATCATCTTGAAATTCAAATGCTTTTGTTGGTCCTAATTTTTTAATCCATTGTACTAAACCAATTCTGATATCAATGTTATCACGTTCAGCAATGTACTTTAACCACTTCTCTAGTTCTTCAATTTGTCTAGTAGAATAGTTATGCCAGTTAGTATAACCTTTAAAAGGCTCTGCTAATTTACAGATCTGAGATTCATGTGCAGTCTGCCCAGCATATGTCTTCATTTCAGAAGTCAAATAACCAAAGTTGTTGATTTCAATACCAACTGAGTGACGGTTCATAAAACCACTCCCCGTTTTACCAAGGTGCCAACCTTGACCACCTTCTGGAAAAGCTTGAACCATTACCCCATCATAATCATCAGATCCATTGGTAACTCTTTGTCCACCAAGTACAAATTCAGTGGCAACACGTCCGCGGCTATCTCTACCCCATTGATCAATACACTTGTATGGATTCTCCCAACCAGCCGTATGATGTAAGAATACATAGTCATTAGTCACAGGACCTTCAATATATTCTCCTTTTGGAAGAAAGTGTCTGTGAATTGTTTGACCATAAGGAGTTGTGAAGTACTGTTCCATAGTATCAGTATCTTCATCAATAGCTTCACGTTCTGGTCCTCTAGTAAGGAGGAGAGTCCATGTCTCATTTCCTACAATACCATCTGTAGAAAGGTTTGCTCCTAGTTGAAACCTAACTACGGCCTTTTTAGTAGCGGGACCAAACACGCCATCCGCACTAACGCCCAGCAAACCTTGAAGTTTTTTTACTTCAGGACCTCTTGATCCTTCTTTTAACATCTCCATTTTAGTTGCGCTTTAATGTTCTAGTACGAGTTTCACCTTCTTCTGCCATGGCCATCTCAAATTCTCTAGCTGCTTCGGATGGATCTTCTTGTGGTTCTTCTTGACCAGCTCCATAAGCTTGTGCCAAAAACATTTGAGATTGAATTCTTTCTGCACGAGCTTGTTCAATGTCTCTTAAAAGTTCTTCATACTCTTTCTGAACTTTGAGATGTTTGATGTTCTCCTTGTAGAAGGCAGTGATTTCTTCTCTACGCTTCTGTAACTCCTCTTTAGTGAGTTCTTTTGGTTGTTCTTGTTTTGACATAATTGTTGATTTTATATGTTCAGTAACAAATATAACAAATCAAGTTTAAATACAAAAAGTTTAAAGGATTAATTCCAAAAAATTTTTTAGAGTATGATTTTTACCCCTACTACGAGGTGACTCA